TGTTTTTCTTCAGTTGATATTGAAGCTGATAGATTCTTACCAAGTGTTTTACTTTCATCAAATAGTTTATTGATTTCTTCTTTATGGACATCAATGCTCGATCTCTTCTTATCGATCTGATCATCATTAAGTTCTTGTAAGTCTTTAATATACTTACTTTGAGAATCCATCTTTGTTTTAAAGATATCGATTTGATGATTAATATCAGTAAGCTCATCTTTAATCTTAGAGTTTCTTTCTTTTAACAATGTATTCATCTTAGAGAATATATTGATATCTAATAAGTCTTCGATAATGTTTCTTCTTGACCAAACAGGTAATTGCATGAATGGTATAAACGAAGATGAACCAAGTACTACTACCTGGTGAAATGATTTATGATTAAGCTTAAGTATATTCTGTTCAAGGAACTTCTGATAATCTCTTGCATTGGAAGCCTGGTTAATTAGGTTACCATTTTGATAGATTTCAAACTTACCTGGTTTGATACCTCTTATAATCTTAAACTCATGACTTCCTATCGTCATTTCAACAGTCACTAATGTACCTTTTTTATTGATACTATTAATCATCTGATCTTTCTTAATATCTCTATGTGGTTTACCAAAGAGTGCAAATGAAAGAGCATCGAGTAAAGTTGATTTACCTGCTCCATTCTGACCAACGATTAACGTTGATGGTGTTTTATCTAATAATATTTTTATTGGATCGCTTCCGGTGGATAGAAAATTCTTCCACTCACATGATTTAAAATGTATCATACTACCTCTAGATTCTGTGCTTCAGTATATAGTTTTCTCAATTCGACTTTAAGATGTTCTTTATCTAAGTCGGTATCGACTGCATCAACATAAGTATCTAAAAGGTTGTTTGTATCTTCAAGGGATATTTTCTCGTCTTCTACGCTTTCTCCCAGATACTCTTCGAAGCTTTCAGCTATCTTAAGTTCATATGTCTCAATGTTTTGTAATCTATCAACAAACTTATCAAACATATACAAGTCATTTTTATTTATAACAATCAGCTTGATGAACTTTTTCTCATACTCTGATATGTCTACTTTGTCATAATCTGTTTTTGTATCGTCATAGATTACTTTCTTAAACATAGTAATAGGATTACGTACTGGTGTAATCTCTCTTGTTTCAGTATCAAGTACATGAAAGAACTTAGGGTCATCAACATCAGCCCAAGTAAACTCCATTTGAGAACCAAGATACGTTACGTTACCTTGAGAACTTCTTGTATGGAAATGACCTGATAATACCATTTCAAATCTTGAAAATACATCAGCACTCATACCATGTGGATTAGGCATTCCTGCCATCATATCAAATCCTTTTAACTCTAAATGAGCTCCAAGAATAGGAGCGTTACAGTTAAGAGCCCACTTTGTATACTCTTCGTAGTTGCCATTGTTAATCCAAGGTATTACTGCAACACCAAGACCATCATAATCAAGCACTGTTGGCTTCATGATAATATTGACATTAGACGTAAAGTAACCTAGGAGTTCTTTTAAACTACAAAGTTCATTTGTGTTTTTGAAATACACGTCATGATTACCAGGGATAATATCCATAGTCATACCAAGATCGCGTAATGGTTCTAGAAAATGTTTACGATTAGCTTGAAGAGCTTTAAAGTTAACAAACTTACGATGCTCATAATAATCTCCTAAATGTAATACATTCTTTATACCATGCTCTTCACAATATGGAAAGAATATTTCTGAATAGAATCTATCTTGATATTGTAAAAATATGTCACTTGAGTTTCTTACTCCACAGTGTGTGTCATTAAGTATCGCTACCTTCATCCTCTCGCAAGTCTCATCATTCTTTTCTGAGCCTTTTGGATTCTTCTTCCAGCTATCTTAATTTTATTCATTTGAATAACTACTTTCGATCTTACAACTTTTCTTTTGTCCTCACGTAGTGTTCTTTTCTTCATAAGACGTATATGTCTTTGGTTTTGTTTTGTACTTACTTTTTTCATTACATAAACAGCTCAAGTTTTTCTTTCTCTCGCTTCTTCTCCTCTTTTGCAAATTTCTTAATGGCTTCATCCTTTGTACGTATAGTACCAATCCTTTGTCTTAACGTATCAACATAAGCCATAGTTTGTTCAGCTCCTTCGGTATCCATACCCATTTGAACAAAATCTTCTATACCCATCTTCTCAATGAATTTGAATTTAATATCTTGTTGTTTCTTTTCTTTGGTAATTCTACGAATAAATGCAAAGTAGCATATTTGAGTAAAATAACTAAATGCATTCGGCTTTCCAGTCCTTGTAGCAGTTTCAATGTTATAGTTACCAATTGCTCTTAAGCAATTTTCAACGGCATCCATAACCATTTCTTCTCTATAAGTGTACCGAACAAAGTTCGGTCTGTGAGACAGTCCTTCAGATATTCTAATAAAACATGTTGCAATGTAATCAGTTACTGTTGGTACGGGTTTGTCTGCAGATCTGCATTCTCGAGCTTCGATAGCATAGTCCATGACTGCCTGCGAAAACTCTTTGTTATTTACGTAGTGTGGTTTGTCTTTAGGTTTAACCATATTATTTTTTCTCCATAATGTATTATTATACCATACTTTTGGCTAAATGTAAACGATTAATTGAATATAAAATTAATTTAATTATTTTCACTAAAACCGTTTACAAATGCTTGTTTTTATGGTATAATATATTATCACCCGGAGGGATGGAGGTATAGCAACTATTAATGTATAGTTCTCTTCTTGTCATCTACTTCGGGCAGTCCTTCATCAGCATATTGGTTAGCAAGTCGATCTTCGTACTCTTCTAAGAGTTCTTGATCAGATCTTGTATCAGGTATACTTATTGGTTTATCCATACTCAAAGCAAAATTAACATACGTATCTTTTATAGACTCTGCTATTGGCATGTGCTGTATGATTGCG